ATCTGTCGCTATTGTGATGGAGAAGGAGAACTTGGAGTTCAAAGATGCAGTCAAACGAGCAGTCGAAATTGTTACTGGAAGCGGTCACACGTTACAGTCAAGGCATAGACGAGGCAACGCTAAAGTATCTCGACGGACGTGGAATATCTAAGGAAGTTGCAGACCAGTTTATGTTGGGAACCGTTGTGGATCCTGCCCCTGGTCACGAACAGTTTGTTGGGTGGTTATCCATTCCATATATCACCGCTCTTGGTATTGCAGTCAGCGTAAAGTTTAGAAGATTAGATGATGGCAAGCCTAAGTATGGGCAACCAACAGGGCAGAAGTTGCACCTGTATAACGTGGTTGATGTAGCGGTGGACTCATCACATATTGTGATTACTGAGGGTGAGTTAGATGCAGTGATTATTTCTGGCATCTTGGGTATCCCAGCAGTGGGAGTGCCAGGAGTGGCAGCGTGGAAGCCGTACTACACCAAGTTATTGACGGGGTTTGATACCGTCTATGTAGTAGGCGATAATGATTTGAAAGAGGATGGGACTAACCCAGGAGCAGAGTTTTCCAAGCGTGTTGCGTCTGAAGTTATCAACTCTCAGATAGTAAACTTACCGCTTGGTATGGATATCAATGAGTTTTATTTACAGCACGGACCACAAGAGTTATCAACCCTATTAGGAGGAGTGAAGTGAGTGAGCAAGAAAAAGGATCTCCAAGAGGCAGCCAGATTATTGATGGATATGGGGATGATAATAGTCTCGATAGATTACAAGGCTGGGACGATAACTTGCCAGCCGATGCCAGCAAGAAAGTAGATGAGGAGTTTGTAAAAGATGTCTGGAGAATCCTCGACACAGCAGGAAATCTGCTTCTACGCAAGCATAAAGATTACGGCCCAAAGAACATCGCTCACAGTCCAGGTGGCCCACTCAACGGACTCAGAGTGCGAATGTGGGACAAGGTGGCTCGAATCAATAACCTCCTTGATAGCAAGGTCGCTCCCTCTAACGAGTCACTCCGAGACTCCTTCATAGATTTACTCAACTATTCCGCCATTGCAATTATGGTGCTGGATAAGAAGTGGCCCGAACTACCCAATGACTGAGAAGCATTCGTGGTACAAGGCTGAACAACGCCGTAAACAAATTGCTAAAGAAAAGAAATTGAAGGCTGCCCGTTACGTAGAGATGATGAATAAGAGAGCCGAACAATACGATGCCACGCACCCGAAATAAAACTTATCAAGAACAACGCATATCACGAATACGAATGTATGGGATTGATGTCCCTGATTATGAACGCATACTCAAAGAACAAGGTGGAGGTTGTTATGTATGCGGTAAGAAGCCTACTGAGAAACGCGCTTTAGATATTGACCACGACCACAAAACAGGAAAGGTACGTGGTCTTCTTTGTTCCAACCATAACCGCGCCATTGGTTTGATGGGTGATGATCTACTCACTCTTATCAAAGCGTTAGAATACTTAGCGAGGCATCGTGACTAATCAACTACACCCCTGCTTAGATGACCTAGTTCCTAGCGTTGTCACCACTATCCACCGCAGGTTCAGAGCATACACAGAACGAAGCGACTTACTCCAAGAGGCGTGGGCTTTTGTCCTGACTCGTGCTGAGAACTTCAATGAACTACTCTCTGATGAGAATGAGGTTCAGCGTAAGTGGAATGAGAAGCGAGTAGCGTGGCAGATACGCAGATGCTTAGAGCGTTACGCTAGAAAAGAAAAGGCTAGTAAGTCTGGCTATCATCTCAACGATGAGGCGTACTACGACACAGTTACTATCTCACAACTCCTGCCGTTTGTAATCAAGAGCGTTATTAGTGATACTGCTTTAGAGCAGAGTCAGATCCTTGTCAATGATGGTACTCCACGCAAGCCATCTGCCCCTGCTGAAGGTGGCAACCTGCTTGCTATGCTGGTAGATATTAAAAAGGCTTACGAGAAACTAGAGAAGCAAGACCAAGAGATACTTCGCCTTCGCTACCACGACAACCTCACTCTCCAACTCATCTCTGAGTATTTAGAGTGCGCTATCTCTACTGCTGATCGTAGATGTACCCAAGCACTACGCAAACTACAAAACAATATAGGAGGCGACAGCCCTTGGCAATAGTCATACAACTTTCCCAAGCGGAGGTGAGAGTATGCGCTCTCATTGCCGTTGAACGTTGGCTAGTCAAGTTCGGTTCGGAAGATAGACCCAACTACGCTGCTGGAAAAAGGTTCGGTAAGTTAGAGCCAGAGATCAACGCCAATATTAGAGCCAACGTTGCTGAGTGGGCAGTCGCTCGCCACTACAACCTCGGCTGGAATATGCCTTGGTATCCCAACGACTTACACAAAGCACGCAAGAACATCTCTGATGTGGGCGACCTTGAGGTTCGCACTATCAGAACGCAGAGCGCTATCCCCTTCTGGAAGAAAGACGCTGGTCGCACTATCGTAGGTGCGAAGGTTCTCGATGATGAGTATTACTCTCTCGTTGAAATCTATGGCAAGTTCCAAGCCGATGATTATATGAACGATGAGTACGCTGACCTATCCATTGAAGGGTGGCGCGTACCTGTGGAGTTGTTAGAGGTATGACAAAAGGGTTTACCTCTGGTATGCGTACATCTAACGATGATACGTGGAGCACGCCTAGAGATTTCTTTGATAAGTTGAATGATGAGTTTTACTTTGGATTAGACGCGGCTGCTCTCTCCTCCTCTACTCTTGTGCCTGATAATTGGTATGGACCAGATCATCCGCAGTTGATACGTAGAGATGCCTTCCAGCGTCTCTGGACTATTGATGCTGGCAATAAACCTATCTGGCTCAACCCTCCGTACGGAAGAACTATCGGTGAGTGGATGAAGAAGGCTAACCTTGAAGCACAAGCGGGTGGGGTCGTTGTCTGCCTTGTTCCTGCCAGAACTGATACGAATTGGTGGCACTCATACTGTATCCAACACGAGGTTAGATTTATCAAGGGTCGTCTCAAGTTTGGTAATCAAAAGAACTCCGCGCCCTTTCCCTCTGCGGTAGTGGTGATTAGATGAAATACGAATACGAATGTCCTGCCTGTGGAAACGTGCTTATGATTATCAGATCTATCCACGATATTGAGGTAGATTATGACTGCCCTCAATGCGGTTCAACTGTCAATAGAAAGTATGAAGCCCCTGCCATATCTTTCAAAGGCAAGGGCTTCTATACTACTGACGCGAAAGGATAAGGAACGAGTCAGTAGTTCTCTATCTTAGTAGTGTCCTTTTCTAAGAGCAAACCTGTAAGCCTTACAAGGTGATCCATAACGCTCGTCAATGTAACGTAAGCCTCGCAGTATTTGGAGTGAAGGCTTTCTACTTCTCTCTCCAAGGAGTTGAGCAATTCCGAAAGCGCTTGACTTTGGGTTTTGTGCGTAGTGGTCAAACCTGCTTTCACGGGTCCAAAGATCGTGGAGGCAGAGCCATTCTCTCCCTCGCCAACCAAACGCAACCCACGCGTATTGCTTTGCCAATTTTCTGTTCTCATTCTTCTGCTCCCACGGTGCTTTGGTTCTGCTCATCTGAGTTGGTTTGCCCAGATCTATATGAACTGTCCTGTCTATGTGGAGGTAGGTAAATACCAGCGTCATCACGGGTAGTGCCACTAATATCCAACCACGCCTTTCCTTGAGCCTCATCAGATAGCCTTTCTTCTTCCAAGATTTCCTTGAATTGGTCGGGGTATTGCTGAGCAAGGCGTGTGAGCGCTCGCCCTCTTGCTCGCTGGTAGTTGCGTAGCCATACGGCTCGCCTCTCAGCGTTCCTCATACGCTTTTCTAATGCCTTATCTTTCTCTTTCATTCTACGTTTAGTCTCTAGGTTCATTGATCCTATCCTCCCATACAATACAGAGATATGCCAAAATGGTCATCAGTATTACACCCAAAAGTATCATCGCCCTCTCTCCCTCTCGCTTGTAATCGTAGCCAGCACCAGCGCGGTGACTTCTATCTTGTCGGTGACGAGGACGGGTTCTTCGATATCTTCCTCATTCCAGACCGATACAAAGATAGAGTTATCTAAGCCTCGTCTAAACCACTCCACCGCATCGGTTACGCTCGCTCCTCCCCACGCAATGTCACCCTTGCGATCCATTACCTCATAAAAGTTGATGAGTTTCATACTGATACCTCCACACAGAAATCACATAACTTCTCCTCGCAACAGATACTCTCAACAGAGCATCTATCGCACCACTCTTTACTTGTATCGC